GCCGCCAGCAGGTCAGGCGCGGCGGCGATGAGGTGTGCGTTTGCTTCAATGACATCTCTTCCGATTGGCTGCCCAGAAAGACCAAGACAAGGCGCGACCGTCGCCGTCGCGTCTGGCCACGGCGCTTCGGTCCTCTCGTGCCCGAGGTTGAGATGAGCGACCCAGTATTTTCCGGCGCGATACGGTTCGTCGACCACTTCGTCGATCGTCCACGGTCCCGGTGTGTGCCTCGTCGTCATTCGTCACCCCATACTAGTTTGATCTCTACTCGGTACTGCTTCGGCGCGCCCTTGCGCTGCTCGTAGCGCCACGCGATCGGGCCGCGCGGCCCATCGTCGACGCCGAAGAACGCGGCGACCTCGTCGCGGATTGCCTTGAACGCCCCGGCAAGGTTGTCGTCGTCGAGCATGCGCGGCGCGATACGAGCCAGCGTGCACGTCGTTGGCGGGGTTGGCGCGTCGATGCCCGGAAACCATTGGCAACGCAGCGCCACGGCCACTACAGCGCGCTCTTTCTTGGCTCGCGCCGCGCGTCGGGTCCAGTGCACGCGGGCGTTCAGCGCGGCGCCGAGGCGCATGCCCTCAATCGGGATTGCGATGGTCGTCATTCCCACACCCGCACGCTAAGGACGCCAGCCCGCTCCAGAGCATCGGCCCCGAAAAGCCAGTTGAGGCGGGTGATGCACCGGTCATCGGGCACGGCGCGCTCCTGCTCCCATAGGCACACCGCTTGACGCGTCACGCCGCAGACGTCGGCGACGTAAGCGAGGCTGTAGTTTTTCGTCGCACGCAGCGACGCGAGGCGTTCGCCGTCGAGCCTGATTCGCCTCGGTCCTCTGTACCTGTCGATCACGTCGTCACCTGTCAAAAAAGAAGCCCCGAATCCCTGCGGCCACCTGAAGCGATTCAGACGGACGCCCGGCGGCGGAATTGCTACCGGTTTGCCGCGCTCGGGGCCACACGCGGCGGGGTCGGTGCTACTGCGGCTGTCGGCGCGAAAGGAACGCGGGTGCGGCCTTGCCCGGCGTGGCGGGCTTCGCGGTGGGCGCGGGCGCGGGCGCGCTCGGCGCCTGGCCGGCGACAAGCTCGCGCTTCTTGATCTTGTTGCGCGCTTCCCAATCGCCCTTCGCGGGCTCGACGTCGACGGCGGCGATGCACTCGCGCTCGAGCATCGGCGCGAGGCTCGACCCGCTGACGCCGTACGCGGCGAGCATGCGCACGACGTAGGCACGACCGCGCGCCATGACCTTGCCGTCCTCGTGGGCGACGACGTAGCGCGACCAGATCTTGCGCCCGCGGTGGGGGCTTTCGTCGTCGCAGATCGTCTCTTCGATCGACGCCATGATCGTCGTCGGGTTGTTCTTCGACGGCTGCACCTTCGCCGAGGTGCAGATCACGCGGTACCGGCCCGGCGGCAGCAAGTCGAACGAGGGCGCCTCCACCGTGCTCGTGTCAAACCCGAGATCCATGTCGTCGCCGCTACTGCTGTCGTTGTTCCAATCGCTCACGTTTGCCTCTGCTCGTTATGCGGGCGCCTATCCCCCGCGTTCGGCTGGTAGCCCCGTGACGTGGGGCTAGGCGTTCACGCGCGTTGCCGATCCATCCACCCGTCGAGGTAGCCTTCGCGCAATCCGTCGACGTACGACCCGAGCCTGACGACCTCCCGCAGCGAATCCGAATCATCGGCGTCGTGCATGTCGACAGACCAGATCACGTTAGCCAGCGCGCGCGCGAGCGATTCTGTCGGCATGACGTCGCGCCTCACGTTGCACCGCCGATCTTCGCGATGATCGCGCCGAGGTCAGCCGGCTCGTACGCCTCAAGCTTGCCGCTGCGGTCCTTCGCCACCGATTTGCCATCGGTCGCGGTCAAGAGGTAGCGGCTGGCGATCTTGCCGCCGTTGCCATCGTCTTCGTCGACGACGATCAGGCGAAACACCTCGTCAAAGAGGTACGGCAATGCCTCGCCCAGCTTCGCGCCTGGCATGCCGATGCCGTGACTGACGCGCCCCGTCGCTTCGTCCTTCGTGCTGGCGAGCTTGGCGCTGAAATACACGCCGCACGACAAGTCGCGGAAAGCGCGCATGATCTTGAGCATCTCGTCGGAGAGCGCGCCATACGCGGCTCTGGGATCTTTGGTTTTTGACTTTTCCGCGCTCAAGACCACCTCGCCAATCTCGCTGACGCTGTCGAGCACGACCCACGCGTAGCCGTGGTCGCCCGCGCGCAGCTCGGCGTAGACGGCGCGCAGCGCTTCGATGCTCGTGACCTCGACAACGTCGGCGTCGATGTCGGCGCCAGCGAGACTGAGCAACCCGGCTTCGGCCGAGATGATCAGGATCTTTCCGGTAAGCGATGCAATCAGCGTCGTCTTGCCAACGCCAGCACCGCCGTAGACGAGGATCTTGGGTGCGCGGCTTTCGACGGCGTCGCGCAGGCTTTTCTTTGTAATCAACATAATCTGTGCTCCGTTCAGAAAGTCAGGATGTCCAACGTGTCGCACGCGCTGTCGAGCGTAGCGCCAAGGTACGTATCACCGTCGTGCCAGCCGTAGCGCGCGCGGCCATTCGGCAACAGCGACAAGCGGCGGTCGATGCGACGGCCGAGGTATTGCTCAATCGCGGCGCGGAGAAAGGTGTTGTATCGAAGGCTCATCGTCGTCTCTCCCTGTGTGCCGGGCTGCACTGCGCAGCCCGTGGGAGCATCCTACGCCTGATCTGATGACGTGTCAAGTGTTCGCTAGACAAACGACGCAGATCAGGCTAGAGTGGCGTCACAACGCGGCAGATCCGCTGCGTGGGAGGCAGATCAAGTGCAACTCAGGGACTACCAGCAAGAAGCCGTCGACGCGGTGCTTGCCTATTGGGGTAAAGGCGGAACCAACCCACTTGTCGAGGTGCCGACTGGCGGCGGCAAGAGCGCGATCCTTGGCGAACTTGCCCGTGTCGTCGTCGAGGAGTGCGGCGGGCGTGTGGTGATCGCCACGCATCGCGCCGAACTCATCGAGCAAGACGCGGCCGCGTGCCGTCGGGTGTGGCCGATGGCGCCCTTGGCGGTGTGGAGTGCCAGCCTTGGCAAGCGTGGCGTTGCCCCGATCACGGTCTGCGGCGTGCAAACGGTGGCGCGCAAGGCGCGCGATCTGGGCGTGGTCGACGTGCTGATCGTCGACGAAGCGCACCTGATCCCACCGGAAGGAGCGGGACAGTACCAGACGCTCGTGAGGGGCTTGCGCGAGACAAACCCGGCGCTGCGCATCGTGGGCCTTACCGCGACGCCGTACCGTCTCGGGCAGGGCTACCTGACGCAAGGTGAGGGCGCGCTTTTCAGCTCGATCTGCTACCGCGTGCAGATCCCGCGGCTCGTCGCGGCGGGGCACCTGGCGCCACTGGTGACGGGCAGCGTGGGCGCGCAGATCGACACGTCGCAGCTTGCGATCAGGGCAGGCGAATTTGCCGCGCGCGATCTTGAGCTCGCGGCCGACATTGCCGAAGTGACCGAACGGGTCGCCGACGACGTAGCGGCGGCGCTCGCGGCAGGGCGCACGTCGGCGTTGCTCTTCGGGTGCAGCGTGGCGCACGCGGAGCACCTGCGGGACGCGCTCGGCGCGCGCGGCGTCGAGTGCGCCACAATCACCGGCGAGACGGACCAGATGGTGCGGCAAGGGATCATCGGGCGATTCAGGCGGCGCGAGCTCGCGGCGCTGGCATCCTGCGACGTGCTGACCACCGGGTTCGACGCCCCGGTGGTCGACACGTTGGCGATCGTTCGCGCCACGGCGTCCCCCTCTTTGTACTGTCAAATCGTCGGCCGCGGCATGCGCCCTGCCGATGGGAAGGCTGACTGTCTGGTGCTCGACTACGGCGGCAACATTGCCCGGCACGGCCCCGTCGACGAGATCAAGATCCGGCCGAAGTCAAAAGGCGACGGCAAGGCGCCAAAAAAGACGTGCGCCAACTGTGCCGCCGAGCAGCCCGCTGGCGCGCGGGTGTGCTCGGGGTGCGACTGCGAGTTTCCGGAGCCCGAGAAGAGGGCCAACGCGCAGGCGTCGGCTTTGCCGGTGCTGTCGACTGGCGCGCTCGGCGGCGGGCCAACCTCGACGAAGCACGCGGTAGGCGACGTGCAATTCCACGAGCACCGCAAGAAGTCGGGCGACGGCCCGCCGACGTTGCGGGTCGACTACTACGGCGCCGACGATGGCAAAAGCACACGCGTTCCGACGAAGGTTGCGAGCGAGTGGGTGTGTGTGCAGCACGAGGGATTCGCCCACAGCAAGGCAGCGAAGTGGTGGGCGCAGCACGTTGGCACGCGCATGCCGTCGACCGTGGCCGAGGCAGTCGAGCGCCTGCGGGCGGGCGAGATGCCGCGCGTTGTCGAGATCGAGACGCGCCCGGACGGCGACTACACGCGCGTCGTCCGCCTGCGGCAAGAGGCGGGGCGGCAGCCTGGGGATGACGAAGAGACAGCGTTGCCACCGGCGCCGACGACGGCGCCAGTGGATGCGTGGGGCGACGAGGAATTGCCGTTCTAAAAAAGCAACGCCCGGCGGTGAGGCCGGGCGACACGTCGACGGAGGGAGTAGCCGGCGACGTGGAAGCAAGAGGCTAGCGCCGACGACGTCGGCGTGCAAGACATCAAAGTGGGAGAAGAAAGCATGACATCGATCGATCTGGCTCTGTCCCTCGCAGCGCGAGGCTGGCCCGTGTTTCCCGTTGGCAAGAACAAGCGACCGATCATCGGAGAGTGGACGACGCGCGCGACGACCGACGAAGCGCGCTTGCGTGACCTCTTTGCCGGGTATCCATCGTGCGCGGTAGGGATCGCGTGCGGGCGGGCGTCTGGTCTTTTCGTCGTCGACGTCGACGGGGACGGCGAGCACGCGATCCACGAGCGGCTTGATCCGACGCTGATCGTAGAAACCCCAAGCGGCGGGTTTCATTACTACTACGCGATGCCCGATGACGTCGTCGACGACGACGTGTTGCGCAACACGCAAAAGGCCGAAGCGTGCCTCGGCTACCCCGACGTCGACACACGGGGGATCGGCGGCTACGTCGTTGCCCCGGGTAGCTCGACGTCTGGGGGCAGCTATCGCATCGTCTCCGACGTGCCGCCTGCGCCGATCCCTACGTGGATCGTCGAGGCCATGCGCGCCTATAAGCGCGCCAAGGCGGCGCCGCAGGCGCAGCAGCGCGCGTCCCTGCCGATGATGTGGCGTGACGCCAGCGTCGCGCAGGAACGCGCGCGGCGGTACGCAGAGCGCATGCCTGGCAGCGTGTCAGGGCAGGGCGGGCACGTTGCGGCGATGAAGGTCGCGCGCGCGATCGTGACAGGCTTCGGGCTCGACGAGGGCGCGGCGCTTGACGTCATGCGAGCGTGGAACGCCAAATGCTCGCCGCCGTGGTCGGAGAAGGAGCTTGTGCACAAGGTCAACGAAGCGGTCACGAAGCCCGATCCGCAAGGGCACGCACCGGGGCATATGCTTGAACGGTTGCCGCCCGATCCTTTCGGCGGGTTGGCGATCACCGGTACCGAGGTGCTTGACGTGGTCGACGGGGAAGCGATCACCGCAGCACCGTCGGCGTCGGTGGCGAAACCTCGGCAATTCGTGCGCCTGCCCGAGCCCGACGATCGGGCGCAATGGGATCTGCTCGACGAGATCCGCGCGCTTGGCGGGTTGTGCGACACGTTCGCCGGATGGGTGATCGCCGGCGCAGACTACCCGCAGCCGGCGCTCACCGTGGGCGCGACGGTGGCGCTTGGGGCGTCGCTAGGGCAGCGGCGGTGGACGTTCGAGCGCACGACCACTAGCGCGATCGTGGTTGCGGTTGCTTCAACCGCATCGGGCAAGGGAAGACCGCAGGGGGCGCTGGGGCAGGTGCTGCGCGAATGCTGGCCGGCGACGGCTGGCGCCAACGACCTTTCGTCGACGCAGTCGACGATCAACCGAATCGAGACGGCCACCGGGCAGGGCGTCGGGCTGACGCTGATCCTCGACGAGTATGGCCCAAGACTCAAGACGCTGTTCGACTCGCGCGGCGGGCATCAGAAAGAGATGCGCGCGCTGCTGCTGACGCTGTCGACCATCGGAACAGGGGCCTACGTCGCGGCGACGTCGGCGACGAAAGGCGGGCAGGATCGGGTGATCCGTGCACCTGGACTGACGATCTTCGGGTCGTCGACTCCCGCGGCGTTGCATGACGCGATCGGAAAGTTGGCGGTCGAGGATGGCTTCATGGGGCGCCACCTGTGGTGCGAAGGCTTGTCGGTGCTCCCGAAGCGCCAGCGGGCAGCCGCGGGCAGCGGGGCGATCCCGCGCGCGGTGGCCGAAGCCGTGCGGGCGTGCCGCGACAGCCATGAGGCGTGGCACCGTGGGCGCCCTGAGTTGGGCGACGCGGCGAAAGGCGACCCGCTTGCGATGTACGTGCCCGAAGAGGCCGAGGACGCGGGCGCGGCGGATCTGCTTTACGGCTACGCGGAGCACTGCGACGATCGGCGCCGGCATCCGGTACCGGGGGACGTGCCGCCCGCGTTGCTCGGTCGATGCGCCGAGCAGGCGACCCGTACCGCGCTGGCGCTCGCGATCCTGTGCTGCGAATGGCCCGCGTGGCCGCGCGTAACGCGCCCCATGGCCGAGGCGGCTATCAGGCTGACCGAGATGAGCGGGTGGACCATCTCGCGCAGCCTGCGCGACCATAGCGCGCCAGCGTGGGACGACGCGGCTGGGCGCGTAGCCTACGTCGAGGCCGCTATCCAACGGTTGGCCGATGCCGATGGGTGGTGCGAGCGGTCGGAGCTTCTGCGGGCGTGCAGGACGCTCGACGCCATGGCGCTTGACCTCGTGCTGTCGCGCCTCAGCGACGAAGGAGGGTTGCAGGTTGAACGCATCGTGACCGGACGGCCTGGACGGCCTGGGGCGCGCTTGCGTTTAATCGAGTGATCCGCTAAGCTGACGACGTCAACAGGCCGGGAGATTAATTATTTCCCGAACCACTGTAAGTAACGCGTGTCAACTCGTGTCACTTACAGATCAAGGAAAGAAATAATCGGAATTATAATTCCGAGGGTAGGTCTTTTTTTCAACTTGACCAATGCCCACCGCAGCGCATCCCGCTGCGGTTTTTTTCTTGCCTGCGCTGGCGTGCGCCGTGGCGCGTTTGGCGCGGCCGGGCGCACCTAGTGTGGATCGGCGCCGAGTAATCTCTGGTCGCGCGCTTGCCTTGCCTTGCCTGATTCGTAAGGCAAAAGGTTTTGCCTTACGCTCGGTGGCGCGCTACACCTCGCCTGAAAGCACGGTAACGGGTGACGACGGGCGCATGGTGCGTCCGTCGTCGTTTGTGTGGTAGGATGGGTCTGGTTTCAGGCAAAACAGGAAGCGTGCCAACATGGCGAAGTTTCAGAAAGGGCAGAGCGGCAACCCTTCCGGCCGCCCTAAGCTCTTGCCGGGTGTGATGACGAGGGCGGAAGCCCTATCGGCGCTGGCGAGCCTAGTGCCGTCGGCGCTTGATGCGCTGCAGGCGTGCCTGGTGTCGCCCGACGAGAAGACGCGCCTGCGGGCGGCTGAGCTCGTCCTAGAGCGGCACTTGGGCAAGGTCGCCGAGGCGCAGCCGGTGCAGGACGACGCGGGCAAGGTCGACACGGTGGACTTCGTGCCGGCCGTGGTGACGACGACGGCGGCGGAATGACCGCGAACAAGGGTGCCGCGTCCTACTCCATCGGGCTTGCGGATGGCGAGGTCGTGCTACGCCTCGACTGCGACGACGTGATCGTCAATCTGTCCTTGTCGGGGCACGCGGCGCGACGCATGGCGACGTTGCTGCTCGCCGCGTGCGATATCGTCGAGGCCGACGACGTCGACGACGTGATCGCCCGTCACGGTGGGATCTCGTGACGGCCGCTCGGGGCGTCGCCCAATTCGGCCAGCGCCACCTCGAGGTGCTGGCCGACCGTGGGCCGGGCGTGCGCGTGGTGTCGGGCGGCTACGGTAGCGGCAAGACGAGCCTCGGCGTGGCGTTCCTGCTCGACCTGGGGATGCGTGAGGGCCACGCCGGACCCATCCTCGGGTGCGAGCCGACCTACCCGATGGTCCGCGACGTGATGGAACGGTCAATCGCCGAAAACCTCGACCGGTGGGGCGTTCCTTTCAGGCACTGGAAGCAGGCCCATATCTTCGAGATCGGAAGGGCAAAGCGGTTCGAAGTATGGTGCAGATCGCTTGACAGGCCGCGGTCGACGGAAGGCATCAACGCAATCGGGGCGTGGATCGACGAGTGGGAGCTTTGCGACGTCGAGGCGCTGGTCCCGGCGATGCAGCGCGTGCGCGTCGGTGGCGCACTAGAGACGCTATTGACGGGCACACCCGAGGGCTATGGGCCAGCGTACGAGCTCATCCTCTCTAGGCCCGCGCCGACGACGCGCGCCTATATCATCCGCACGCAAGACAACCCGTTCCTGCCAGCGTCGTACATCGACGACAGCAGGGCGCGCCTTGGAACCGACGAGGCAATCTCCGAAAAGCTGGAGGGCGTCCGCACCGCGCGCGGCGGGCGCGTCTATGCGCGCTTTGCCCGGCAAACGCACGCCGCAGGCGCGCCGATGGTCAAGCCTGGACGTGGCAGGCTCGCCGTCGGGTGCGACTTCAACGTGCGCGCCATGCAATGGGTGATCGCGGAGATCGACGACGACAGGAGAGTGGCGCACATCGTCGGCGAGGTCTGCAAAGACGGCGGCACGACGACGGACGAGCACGCGGAAAGGGTGGCCGCGTGGATCGGGCGCTACCTTGAGCGAACGCGCGGGCGCCGCTACTCGCGCGACGAGATCGCGAAGATGAAGATCAGCGCGTACGTCGACGCGTCAGGGACTGCGCTCAAGTCGACGTCGTCGCTGAGCGACGTGCACCTGCTGCTGCAAGCGGGCTTCCGACCGGTGCATGGCACGCGCAACCCGCCGGTCAGGGATCGCGTGAACACCTTGAACGTGCTCTTTCGCGACCGGCGGATCACCGTCGACGGCGACGCGTGCCCCACGCTGGTCAAGGCGCTTGAGACGCAGGCATACGACCGCTCGGGCGAGCCTGAGAAGAAGACCGGCGCCGCCGACGTCAGCCACATCGTCGACGCGCTGGGGTATCTCGCCCATTGGCAATGGCCCGTCGATCGGCCGGGCGCTGCGTCGACGGTGCGGGCATCGAGCACGGTCGACGAATGGGGCGCCGTCGGATAGGCTTGACGGCGCGCGCTTACATAACCGCCGCAGCGTGGTAGGCTGTGCGCCATGCTCACGCTGAACGCCGCAAGCGACGCCCTTGTCAAGCAAATCCGCGAAGACGCAGGGGCATGGTCGCCGGACCAACTGTCCGATCTGCTAACGCTTGGTCGACGCCAGCGTGCCGCAGACTACGACGTCGTCGTGTCGGGGCTGGCCCGGCGTTATGCTGGCGATCAGCAACAGATCGTGCGCGACGCCTTGCGCAAGGCGTACCCACGCACCGGCGACAAGATGCCGATCGACCCGGTCAACTGGCTGCGCTTCTTCGCGCGCCAAGACTCGGGCGTCTACATGACGCCAGCGACGCGCGCGCTCGTCGACGAGACGACGGACGAGCAGCTTGCCGACGACGACCCGCGCGCCGAGGCGTTCGCCGATGCCCTCGAAGACCTCGCCCTCGACGTCGTCATGCCAGAGGTCGAGCGCCGATGCGCCACGGGCGTGCGCGCCGCTGCGGTGCTTGTGGGCTGGCGCAAGGTCGCCGACGAGCAGGAACCGGTCGCACACGTCTACTGGCCCCACGACGTCGTCACGATCGCGCATCCAAGCGCGCCCGACGAGGATGAGGCGTTCTGGTTCGTCGCCCTCCGCCAAGCCACCGAGCAGACCACCACGACGTCGCCGGTATGGTGGGTGTGGTCGCGTGAGTTTGTCGAGGACGCGCAAGGCAACGTCGCGTCGTGGTCGCCGTGGTCGCACCGTCGCGTCAGTGAAGACGGCAAGGTGCAGACGGCGTCGGAGACGTACCCTGGCATCCTGCCCGTCGCGTTCTTGCGCACTGAACCGGGCAACGGTGGTTGGTGGCCTGCGCCCGATCGCGACGTCAGCGTCAACGTCGACACGCTGAACGTCTCGCGGTCGAATCGCCAGCATGTGATCAACATGCAGGCGCACGCGCAGGCCGTTTACAGCGGCACGATGCGCGAAACGTCGGAGCTTGTCGGCGGTCCCGACGCCGTCATCCACGTCGGCAACGGCGAGGTGCTGCAATACCTGACGCCAAGCGCCGACCACGCCGCGATTCAGATTAGCGCCACGCGCGACCTGCAAGAGCTGGGCGTCAGCCGCGGCAACAGCCCCGACGCCTACGCCGTCGAGCCTGGCGCGCCGCAGTCGGGCGTGTCGCGCCTGATCGCGAACGCGCCGCACGACCAACGCATTTCCGAGATGCGTCCGATCTTCATCGACTTCGAGGAATCGGAACTTCTGCCAATCGTGCTCGACGTGCTCACGCACTTCTCGCCCGAGGCGCCCGCGTCGTTTGAGGGCGTCTACCCCGTCGTCACGATGGGCACGGCGAAGGTCTACGAAGACGACGCAGCAAAGACGCAGCGCGTGCTTGACCTCTTGAGCGCCAAGATCATCGACGAAGCAGACGCGCGCGTGATGCTCGGCCTGTCGTCATCGCGCGACGACGCGCTGGCGTACCTGGCGCAGAAGCAGGCCGTGGCCGCGCCGATGACGCGCCTTGCCGGCATGGTTGCTGGACCGTCGCCATTCACGTCGCCGCGTGAGACGTCTGCCGGCGCGGCCGTCGGTGAAGACGAGGCCGAAGGATGAGCGGCGCCGACGCGGCTGGCCCCGTCGCCGACAGCGCGATCGGCGACCTGCGCGCGGTGCGCGACGGCCTGCTGCGCGATCTGCTGCGCATCCTGCTACAGCTGGACACCGAACCGGGGGAGGATTCGCTTGTCCGACGACAGGGACAAACCGCCGTTGCCGTTTATCGCCAAGTCGAAAGGCGCCTCGCTACTCTCGGGAATGAGGTTGCGAGCGTTGCGGGCGCGCGTGCTGTCGAGGCGGTTGCGGCGGTCGTTGGCGCACCTCCGTCGACGCTACCCGTCGACGTCCGAGCAGAGCTAGACACGATCGTCAACGGTCAGATCGGCGACGTCGTCAGCGTCTTTCGCGCTGCCAACGACGAGATCAGGCGAGCGGTGGCGCGCGGCATCACCACCGGCGGAAGCCTTGCTGATCTCGTGTCGGCGGTGTCCGATCGAATGGACGTGACGTTCCGCCAAGCGCAGGCGGCCGTCGACGCGGCGGTCATGGCCGCCGGCCGTCGTGCCGTCGTCTCGATCGCGCTCGACGTCGAGGAAGACACCGACGAGCAAATGGTATTCGTCTACGTCGGACCGCGCGACGCGAAGAACCGCCCGTTCTGTCGCGCGTGGGTAGGCAAGGCCGTGGTCGATCCGCGCAAGCTAGTGAACGGGCAAGACCTTCCCGTTGAGGATTACTGCGGCGGATACAATTGCCGTCACTCGTGGGCGCCCACCCCGATCCCGCTGGCGCTACAGAACGGCTATCGCATCTACGACGAGACGGGCGCCGACGTGACCGACAGCTTCCGCGCGCGTATGCTTGAAACCGAGACTGTCGTCGACGTGGGGTAACGTCATGGGCATCGAGATCACGAAGCGTGGGCGCATGCCGAAATTCAACGCCGAGGGGATCGCACGCGAGATCCAACGATTCGCACCTGGTGCCATTATCGAGCGCACCGGGCGCGGGCTCGACCTCAAAGGCCAGCCGTTCGCCGGCTACAGCGCGCGCTACCGTCGACAGCTTAAGCGCATGGGCGAAGACCCGAAGGTCGACCTACGCATGAGCGGTGGCCTGCTGAACAGCGTCAAGGCGCGCGATGCCACGCTACGCGCCGATTCCGTCGAGGTCGTCATCGCGCCCGACACCGGGACGTCGCCACAGTATCGCGCGCCATCGGAACGGCGCGCCTATCGGCAGGCCGGGCTCGCCGAAGGACGATTCGCCGAACGCGGCGTGGCGCGCACGTTGACGAAGGCCGAGGGCCGCGCGTTCGCCAAATCGCTGAAATACGAGCAGGCCGGCGCGCGCCGCATCGACACCGGGCGACGGTCGCCCGAGCACAACGTCGTGGGCTACTGGTTGCACTACGGCACGCCGAAGATGCGCGCGCGTCCTTGGATGGGCCTAGACCCGTCGCAGGAGGCCTACTTGTTCGCCCGCATCGCCAAAATCATGTGGAAGTGACGCGCGTTGCACTTACATAGCTGCCGCTGTAGGATCGAACCATGACGACCACATCCGCCCCTGAGGGCGCGCCTTCCCCCGCCGCCGCGGCCGACGCCGCGAACAACGCTTCTTCGTCGACGGCGCCTGCCGTCGACGCCGTCGAGGACCTTGCCGCGCTGCGTGCCGCCGCCGCTGAGCTTGCCGCGCTCAAGGCCGAGGGCGCCGCCGCGCGCAAGGCCGACAGGGAGGCCCGCAAGCGTGCGCAGGAAGAGGCCGAACGTAGTGGCGAGTTGGCGAAGGCGTTGGAAGCCGCGAAGTCACGCCTTGCCGAGCTTGAGGCAGTCGAGCCGCTGGCGCAGCGGTGGCGCGCGCACGAAGAAGCCGAGGTCAAGCGCCTTGACGCCGAAGCCGCCGCGCTGCCCGAGGCCGTGCGTGCGCTGTATGCCGACGCGCGCGACGTCGACAACAAGGCGAAGATCCTTGCGGCATTCCGCGCCGCCGGTGGCTCGACGGCGCCGGCCAAGTCGGTTGCGGCGCCGCCCGCGCTTGGCGCGCCGCCGGCCGTTACGATCGTCGACGTCGAGGCGGCGCTTGCCGACCCGACGGGCAAGAGGCTGGCCGAAATCAAAGCGCGCGATCCTGGCGCCGTGTCGCAATTCTTTTCGAGCCTGCTCGGTAAGCGCGCAGGCTCCAACTCCCTTGGCGTCGGGCGGTTCGCGTCTGCCCGCCCGACCAAGGCGCCGAACGCATAACGCGCTCACTAGCGCCTGAAAGGACACGCAATGCCCGTTTCATCCTCTGTCACCGTCGCCAATTGGCTGCTTACCGAGGTCATGTCGCAGATTGCGCTTGACCCGCTGCGCGGTAAGTATGTTGTGCTGCCCTTCCTCAACATGGCCGACATTTCGGGTCAGGCCACGAAGGTTCGCAAGATCCGCAAGAAGAATGCGATCGCCGCCGCCGTCGACGACAGCGAAGGTATTGCGTTCAGCAACCCCGCGGCGCTCGGCGTCGCCGCGAACATCAGCATCACCCCGTCGACGAAGGTGCAGGGCGTCCAGCTGACCGCGGAAGCCATCGAGCTGGCCCTGCCCGGCGTGCCGCGCGCGCAGGTCATTAGCGCCATCCAAGCCGGCAACCCTGCCGCGCTGCCGCTCGTGCGCGATGCGATGGTCGAAATCCTTGAGTCGCACTACCTGCGCGCCGAGACGGATGCGCTTGCGTTGTTCTCGGGCCTGTCGGAATCGGCCGGCACGACCAATCAGCCGTTGTCCTTCGCGACGCTGCTCGACGCGTTGTTGAAGGTGTTGGATAACAACCCGGCCAGCGAAGACCTCGTCTTCGTGCTGGAAGAGCAGGGCGTGGCCGATCTGCGCGCGCTCGCCGCGGGCGGCACTGGCGCCGCGCTGTCGACGATCTTCTCGTCGGGCGCTGCCGATCTGTCGTTCTTCAACCATCGTCCCGATGCGTCGCGCAACGGCTTCCGTGGTGGCTTTGCTGGCGTGCCGATCTACGCGGCGAACAAGAACGTTATGGCGACGGCGAATGTCGGCGTCGATCGTGTGTCGGCGCTGATCGTGGCCGGCCGCGGCGAGACGGGCGCGCCTGGTTCGGTGCGTGGCTTCGCGGAAATGGTCGAGCGTTTCGAGCCGTCGCTCGGATTCCAATATGACCTTGCCGACGACACGTTGCTCGCGGTGGGTCGCTGGTGCTACGCCGTTGGCGAGCACACCGACGAGCACGGTTGCCGGATCATTTACGACCTCGACTGATAGTCAGTCGACCCGGGGCAGGGGCGCGATGTGCGCCCCTGCCTTGTTTCCCTCTACTTGAGGCGCACGTGAAGAGAACGATCAAGCTCCGCTGCATCAAAGACCCGCACCTTGTCGACTTCATCGACAGCGGCATTACTCGCGACGGCGAGCCCACTGGTCAGCGCCAAGCGCTGGCGCGCGTGCTCGGTAAGCGTGTCGAGGTCGATGGCAAGATGCTACCGATCTTTCTGGTCGCCGAGGTTGGCGCGTGGGAAATGCGCCCCGGCGAACGCATGCCAGAGGGCGACGAATGGCAGCGATTTGAGGAAGACACGATCCGACGCGAGCACCCCGAGCACCTGATCAAGCGATGGGAAGCCGCGCGTGAAAAGTTTATCGGCGCAAGCATCGAGCGCCGCCGACAGGCCGAGGCGCAGCTTGAGCAGCAAACCGGCGGCGAGGTCGCCAAAGGCATTCAAGCCATGGTAAAAGCGCTCGCGCAGCAGGCGGCGACGCCGCCGAACAAGGGAGGTGCCCGTGTCTGATATCAAGCCCGCGACCGTCGATAAGGCGGCAGAGCAGATCAAGAAATCCAACCCCTCACTTTCCTCGGAAAAGGCACGCCAGATTGCGCGTGAGTCTGCCGAGCGCCTTAACCGCCAACGCCGCGAACGCGGCAACTGATAGGAGTCAGCTATGTCGCTCGCAGCCCTCAACACCGGCGGCACCCCGCTCGCCATGGTTTGCCAGATCAACGACGCCACCGGCGAGACGATCACCGTCGCCGCCGCCGCCACCCCGCAGCCGATCCTGTCGGCGACCCTATACACCATCGCGCGCAACAACGCCGGTGGCACGTTGGCGTTCGCCGGATCGACCGGCGTGATCACGGTCGCGCAGCCCGCAGCGATCGGTGATTACGAGGTTCTTGCCATCGTCGGCGACGGTATCGCGACGAACAGCGCCGTCATCGACGTCGAAATCTGGGCCAGCGTCGGCGGCGCCGCGAAGGCGCAGATCGGCACCGGCTCGCGCAAAACCGAGCTGTCGACGGCGTCGCGTATGGGTATGCCCGCCGCATATGCGGTCTGGTCGCCCACCGCCGTCGGCGACACCGTCGAGGCGCGCGTGCGAGTCGGGACCAACGGCCACGCGCTGACGCTGCGTGACTTCTCGCTGATCGTCCGCAAGATCGGCTGAACCGAATAAGCCCGAGGGTGATCACATGAACCGTAAGATCCTTGTCTCTGTCATCGCCCTCGGGCTTTTCGTTGCCGGCGTCGCCGCGGCGTTCTCGCCCGGCGCCGTCGTTGAGGTCGTGCGCAACGGCGTCACGTCGGTAGGTCCGTCGTTTCCCCGTCATGAGCTCATCACCTGCAATACGTCGGCGGGCGGCGTCGAAATCCGGCCGTCTGGTTCGTTCCAGCTCGTGTCGTACGAATGCAAATCGGCCGGCACCGTGTTTGTCGGATCGACGACAGGCGCTGGATCGGCGCTGACGACGGCCAACGGCGTCCAGTTTGCGAGCGGCGACCGCTTCGGCGCCAACGTGCAGCGCCCCGAGCGGTGCATCGTCGCGTCAGGTACGACGGTCCTTTCTTGCCGATTCCTGGTGACGGCGTGGTGACTTCGCGTCGACGCGCTAGGTTTGCCGTGGCGCTTGTGCTGGCGTTCGCCGGGTCATCGCGCGCGCAATACGTTATCGGCGAAGAGGCGGGCATCCTGGGCGGCGAGCAGGGCTTCTTTCGCCCGCCGGTCGTCGCCCCCTCCGGCCCGCCGGCGCCGACGTTCGACCTCGTCGCCGGGTCGACGACGCCAAACGACTTGCCGGATTCGCTCGTCGTCAACGGGACGCCGATGACGCTGGCGCTGGCGTGCGACGCCGACGATATCAGCGGCACCAACTGGTCCTGTCGCACCGACAGCGGCCCGACGACGCTGGCGCAAGCGGGCACCGGCGGCGCTCCGACCGTGTCGACGCTGACTCCATGGCGCGCCATCGACTCGACAGAGAGGCAAGTCGCCTATGCGGCGACGGGGCAGCGGCATGACGCGTCGACGAACGCCATCGGCGACCTCGCGACCGATGACCTCGTCTTCGAAATCGTCAGCAAGAACGCGGGCGTCAGTGGTCGGGTGTTGATCGAAAAGGGGCTTGCGGGGACCGATGGCTGGTCATTGAACCAGACCTCGGCATCGACGCGCTTGCAGATTCGCACGGCGTCGACGACGACGTCTATCATCGGCGCGGGCGCCCAAGGCAACGCCTGGTCACACTCCATCATCTTCGTCGACCGCAGCGAGGCCAGCACCAATGGGTCAATCGCCTACGACAACGCGCTCGCCGGCACCGGCGTCGATGTTTCGGCGCGGTCGGGCTCGATGAGCAACACATCGACGCTCGCTGTCGGCGCGGCATCGGGCGCGGCATCGGGTGCCGTCAACGTGTCGTCGTTTCGCATCTGGCGCTGCGCGGGCTGCATGGCCGGCGGCGCAACCAACCCGACGCAGTGGGCGCTCATCGCACGCGAGCGCACGGCGCGCGCATGGGGCCTGCTGCCGACGGCCAGCGGCACGTCGACGCCGACGACCCTGACGCGCGCGACGCAGGCCATGGTGGACGTCGTCGATGGCAGCACGCGGCAGCTCTACCTCGTCGGCAACGGCGCGCCGCGCGTCGCGCGTCGTACGCATGGAGGCACCGCGCTCGTCGGCTACATGAGCGAACCGGCCGTGAGTAACATCGCGCTACAGAGCCAGACGTTGGGCACGACGTGGACGCCGATTACCGTCGGCGACAACGTGCTTGCCGATCAGTTTGCCGGCGCAGACCTGACGACGACGGGCGACAATATCGACGGCGACAACACCGCGCCCGCTGAGCACGGTTTGCGGCAGGGTATCGCCGTCGTGGCTAACACCTACACATACAGCGCATGGGCGCGCGCGGGCTCGCAGAGCTTCGTCGCGCTGCGGAATGCGACCATTGCCAACGGCGCCGCATGGTTCAATTTGACGACGTGCACATCAGGAACATGCACCATCGGCGAGGACTGCCCGTCCGCGGTCGGCACGGTGCAGGCTGGCGTAACGCGCGCATCCGCTGAGCGCTGGCCTGCTGACACATCGGGCGACGGCGTCGCCGACGTCAATCTTTGCCGCGTGTCCATCACGTACGCGGGCACACTCGCCACGCACAACCACGACCTTTTGTGCGCGCCGTCGGACAATAACTTGACCTACCTCGACGCCGACACGGTCGCCGACTGCGGTTTCTGGGGCGTGCGTCTTGAGGCTTTCCCGGCGCCGACTAGCTACCTCGCGACGACGACGGCAGGCGTGGCGCGCAACGCTGACGATGTGCGCTACGACGGCGCAAGCCACTACACCGGCAGCCCGTCGACGATGGACGTCGGCGTGCTCTGTCCGTCGTTTGACACCGCTGCTACGTCGACGTTCGCGAGCGTCGGCACCGGCACGGCAAACTACGCTCGCCTCGGCATCGACGCCACGAATGACCGTGGCCTCGCAGAAGCCACGGTGACGACGCAGCAATGGAACATCATCGCCGGCAGCGGCGACGTCTCCGGCGGGGTCGCGCGCACGCTGCGGCAGACGATGGTGACGGACAGCATTGAGGCCTTCGTCGACGGCGTCAGCATCGGGACAGATACGCTCGCCACGCTGCCGACAGCCGCATCGTCTTTCGTCTACTTGGGCACGACAGGGTCGACCGCCGCGGCGTCGGCTTGCCTGCTGTCCCGCGTCCGTCTCTGGTCGAGCGCAGTAACCCCGGCGGTGGTCCCATGAACAGAAATCGTCTCGCTGCTCTGCTTGTCGCTGTCGGCGGGTCTGTCGCCGGTGGGTTCGCCTACTTGTCCAGAGTGCTTTCACCAAGCGGCAGCTATCTGGTCGAGTGCGCGCCAAGCAACGGCGATTGCGTGCTCGTGGCGCGTCCCGTCGTCGATCAATGCCCCGTCCTGCTTGAGGGCGGCGGCGACCGACCGGGCGAAACGAGCGGGCTTGAGGGTGACGGCGCCGTGGCCGCGCGCGCGCTGTATGCCATGATGGAAGCGGGCGCGGTCAACGGCTTCCGCACCATCGTCGACGGCGAAGGCTGTAAGGTCGCTATGGCGCTTTCTCGCGAGCAGGCGCGCGCGTGGCGTGATACACTCACCGGCGAGGCCGAAGGCGGCACGCTTGCCGAAGCTGTCGCGGTCCTCACCCCTGCCCCGCCTGCCGGCGTGCCGGTGCAATGGGGCGGCGCTCCCTCGCCCGAGGAACGGGTCGAGGCGTTCGATCTGTCCGCAGTCGACGCAGGAGTGCCTTAGCCGTGGAGCAGATAGCAGCCGCCATCCTTTCCGCGGTCGCCGGTGCGGCCGCCGCGTGGGCCACCACGCAAAGCCGCATCAAGCGGCTGGAGGAAGTGTCTGCCGAATTAAAGGCCGACAAAGCGAGCAAAGAAAGCCTCGACGCCGTGCGCTCTGCTGTCGATCGACTGCGCGAAGATTTGGACAAGCGGTTTGACCGCTTGGAAGACGCAATCAAATCGATGGGGAAGTCGCATGGTTGAAAAGATGCTTGCAGACATTGCCAGCCCGCACACGCTGGCAAACATCGTCGCCGTTCTGCTGGCGCTCTTTGCGCGCGACGTCGTCGTCGGGGCGCTGCGCTCGCTTGCGAAGCGCGTCAAGGAAGACCGCGACCCGGGCAACGATTGGATGGCCGACGCCGCCCTCGTCGTCGTCAACGCTATCGAGCGTGTCAAGCTGCCGGGTCGTCGATGACGCCGCGCTATAAGCAGAACGATCCCCGCTGGGGATCGGCGGTGCTTGGCTTTGGGCCGTCGACCATCGGCCGGTCAGGGTGCCTGCTCGTGTGCTTGTCCGAGGCCGCACGCATGCTGCGCGGCGTCGAAATGCCGCCGCCGCTGCTGAACAGCGCGGGCATCGATCGCAAAGCGTACATGCATTCAATGGCGCTGACGAAAGAGCTTGGCGCGCTGGCCGGGCTTGTCGTCGGCGACAAGCAGACCGGCGACGTGCCGACGATGCGCGGCATGATCGGCGAGACGCTGCGCGGCGGCGGGCTTGTGATCGCGCACGTCGATCACACCGGCGACGCGCTGGGCGACCATTTCGTGGTCGTGCACGTCGACGGCCACGACGCAAGCGGCAATCGGCGTCTCACCTACGCAGACCCGGCGACGGGGCGCGATGCTGAGCTTGACGGCGTGAACCTGACGGGTTCGACGACGTGGGGGACGCGCGTAAAAACGTACCGCGTGCGTGGCGTGCGGAGCGTGCACGCAGCGCAATAGGGGGCGACGTGGCGACGAACAAGAAGCCCGCGAAGGCCAAGGGCCTGACGCGCGCAGACGTCGAGCACGTCATGGCATGCAGCGACGTCCACGTTCCGTTCCATGACCCGTTCGCATGGCGCGCGTTCTTGCTGCGCCTTGAGGACGTGCGGCCCGATCGGCTGATCATCAATGGCGACTTTGCCGATTTCTTGTCGGTGTCGCTGCATGAAGACGGACAGCCGGCGCCTGAGTTTGCGGCCGAGGTGGAGGCCGTGCGCGCCGAGCTTGACCGCTTGCGCAAGATCATGGGCAAGCGGTCGATCCACTACGTCGAAGGCAACCACGAGCATCGTTACGCGAGATACGTGGCGAAAAAGGCGCCGACGCTGCGCGGGCGCGAGACTTGGCAATCCGCGCTGGGGCTCGTCGACCTCGCCATCACGTCGACGGCTTACGGCAAGGTGCACAAGATCGGACACCTTGGGTTCACGCACGGCGTCTATGCGGGCGATGCCTATGCGAAGCAGCACCTACTGCGCTATGGCGTTAGCCTGGTCATCGGGCATTGCCACCGCGCGCAAATCCACACGCTGCCCGTCGCCGGGCCTGATGGCTCCCAGCATGTGCGCGGCGGATTTGGGATTCCTTGCCTCGCCCCCGTCGACGAAGCGCCCTACATGAGGGGGCCAACCGGATGGACGCAAGGCCATGGCGAATTCTTTATCGAGCGCGAATCTGGGCGCTTCACGGCCGACGTCGTGATCTACACGGCGCAAAGGTTCTGGCGCGGCGGCAAGTGCTACGACGGGAGGGCATAATGGACCTCGTCGACGTGGTCGTGACGATCCTTGAATGCATGGCGATCGGGCTCGGCATGGAGCTAGGCGCCATGATCGCGAAGGTGCTCTCGGTGCGCCTGCTCAACAGCGCGTCGCCCATCACGCCGCACGACGTCGAGCAGGAGCAGGAGCAGGACGAAGAAGAGGAAGAAGAAGCCGCCAAGCGGCGGCGCAGGCGTGCGCCTCGGGGCGGTGGGGGTCCGTCGACACCGACCGGCGTGCGTGCTATGTAAGTGCCTATGTTGCGCGTGCTGCTGAACTCCACCGAGACGATTACATCGTACCCGCGGCTTGCGGCCGATGGCGTGCTCACGTCGCACCTCGCGACCTCGGCGACCGCGCGACGCATCGGGCCCGGCGACGACGACCCGGTCGGCACCTACGTCGCCGCGACGGTCGACCCGGTGTCGACGACGACGCAGGGCGCCCATCAAGAGGGCGACGATTCGGTTACGGTCGCGCAGGCGCAGGCGTGGGTCGCCGGCCGGCGCTACCTGATCACGGACGCCACGGCCGGGCGCGAAATCGTCGTGGTCGCCAGCCGCTCCGGCACGTCAACCGAACTGTGGCTTGCCGAACCGTTGTTGTCGGACATTGGAAACGGCTCGACGGTAAGGGGCATCGCCATTTCCGTCGCGTTGACGTTGGCGATGACGAACGAGGTTGGCGCGGGATATGTCCTTTTCCGCGCCACGATCGACGGCGTGGTGCGGGAGTGGGAAGAGCCCTTCCGCGTCGTTCGACGCATCACGTCGGTCGCGCTTACACCGACGCACCTGACGCAAGCGTTTCCCGTCGTGCGCAAGCTGGCGAGCGCCACCGATACGACGTTGGAAGAGGTCATAAACGCCGCGTGGCATCACTACGTCGTGCCAGCCCTTGCCGCGCGTGGCGTGCTCGACGAAGACATTATGACCGATGACGTCATTGAGCCGATGCATGCCGCCGCGTGCGTGCTGCACCTCGCCCGTCAATGGCCGCAAGCGTCGTCGGAATATGTGGCGCGCCTTGAAGCCACCTACGAGCAGGCGAAGGCAACGACGTGGGACCGGATTGATCTGCTGACCGCGCCGCAGGATGCGGTCACGCCAGACGCGCCAAACCCCGGCACGCAGGGACCGCGCTACGTGGGGATCACGCGATGAGCTGGCAGGCCGTGCGCCCGCAGCTTGTCGGCATCGTCGCGGGCGTCGCCCCGACGATCCGCAAACATGGCCTGCCGGCGAAATTCAAGCACGACGACAATGGCGAAGAGAGCGCCGCGATCGGCGACTCGCGCCGCTACTGGTTGGCGCTCAAGAGCGGCAACGCGATCGGTCATGTGCAGCCTACCGCGACCCGCTACCGCGCCAGCGTCGACGTCGTCATTGAGTATGCCTACGAAGCTGACGCCTCGACGCTCGACGTCGCAATCGGCGAAGACGCGGTTGAGATCATCCGCGCGCTGGCGTCCTCGGCTAACTGGGGCCGCCCTGGTTCAACGATCGTCGCTGTCAGTCCGGCCGGTGACAGCCTCGGACCTTTCGCCGTCGAAGAGGTCGACGGCGGCAAGCGGCTGCGCATCACCCTCGACGTGGAGTTTTACCGATGACCGACATTAGCCGTTTGCAGACCCTTCGCTATGCGCTCCACACGAACGCCACGACGTTTACCGGCACGCCTGGCGTGTTGTCGCCGCTTCAGATCACGGACGAGGCGTCGTCGTTCCTGCCGCGCCAACGCACGCCGATCGACCGCTCGCTGCGGTCGCTGTCGGGTCGTCGGTTCCCGCATATCCGCGGCGCGCAGGACGTGGCTGACCTGACCGTCGCCAGCGAGTTTAAGGGCGTGAACAGCAACACCGGCGGCGCCGTCACCGACTGGGAGGCGAAGATGGAGCAAGGCTACTTGCTCGCCAGCCTCTTCGGCGCGGTTGCGCCCGCGACGACGTCGACGGCGCCGACCGTTGCCGCCGCCGGCCACACGCCAGCTACCGGCGTGCTTGCGGTCGTCGGAACCACGACGGCGAACGGTCAGGTCGTGGCGTTTGCCACCGCGGCGGGTTTGCAGATCGGCCGCATCGAAAGCGGCGGCGGAACGACGACGCTGACGCTGCAACACCCCTACAGCGGCGCGCCCACGACGGGTGCTACGGTCTTCCGGCTCGGCGTCTACAGCGTCAGCGATTCGGTTACGTCGCACGTTCACGCGTTCTTCGCCGCCGAGGGCGAAAACTGGCGCCGCGACTACTTTGGCTGCGCGCCCATGTCGCTAAACATCGGCATCCCGAACACCGGCGCGCTGACTATGTCGTCGGTGTTCTCGCCGACGTCGTGGTCGGACGTGGCCGAGGTAAATCCCGCCTATGCCGACCCGACGGCGGGCAGCCCGATCGTGAATGACGGCGGCATCTTCCGCCTCGATGGCGTGGAGTATTTGCTGCGCAACGCGTCGATCACCTACAACTGCGCCACCGCCATCCGTGAGACGGCGACGCGCGCGAATGGCCGCCTCGGTGGCGTCTGTGGCACGGGCGAAGGTAAGAGCTTCATGATTGAGGGCGAACTATACATCGGCGCCCCGAACGGCGGTTTGACGGCGCCTGAACTTGCGGGCGAACTCGTCGACAACGTTGCGTCCCCGTCGCTCGTCAACCTGCTCGGTAGCGACGTCGCCGCGGGGCAGGTGTCGACGGCGCGCGAGGTCGCCTTGCAGGTCGGCACCGAGATCGGCGGGTGCATGTACGCGCTGCTGCCAACGGCAGATTTCCGCGCGACCGTGCAGACGTCGGGCGCGTTCCCCGTCGTGCGTTTTCAGGCGATGGGGACCGGCGCGCTCCCTGCTGTCCTCGCGGTGGGCTGAGCCATGCCTTACGCGACGCAACGCAACACCGACGGCGCGCAGCGATACCGCAACCGTAAGATCGACAATCGTTTGGCGACGATTGAGGACGATCTTGACAGCGGCGTGATCGGCGGCGGCGGTGGTGGCGGCGGTGCGCCGACGGGGGCTGCGTACGTCACGATCGGCAACAACGCGACGCTTACGGCCGAGCGCGCGTTGACGCAGGGCGCCGGCATCCTGATCACGGATGCCGGCGCTAACAGCACGGTTACAATCGCCGCGTCGGGCGTGGGCACCGCGCAATTGGGCGGCGACATTACGACCGCCGGCAAGGCGTTGCTTGACGACGCCGACGCTGCGGCGCAGCGCACGACGCTCGGGCTCGCCGCGATTGCCGCGTCAGGCTCGGCGTCGGATTTGGCGGCGGGCACCGTCGCCGTCGCTCGTCTGCCGGCGCTGACTGACGCGCAATTCTTTACGACGGCCGGAAGCCCGACGTGGACCAAGCCCACATCGTTCACGCCGACGTGGGTTCGCGTAGTTTGCTACGGCGGTGGCGGTGGCGGTGGCGGTGGCGGCTCGCAGACCGGCGCGGTCGTACGCACCGGCGGGTGCGGCGGCGGCGGCGGCGCGCGTGTCGAGCGCACCTATCGCGCGTCGGACCTAGGGCCGACTGTCGCGATCGTCGTCGGCGCAGGCGGCACCGCTGGCGCGGCCGGGCTGTCGGGCGCCGCTGGCGGCACCGGCGGGCAGGGTGGCGTAAGCTCGTTCTCAACCGGCATCACGCTCTGTCAAGCCTTCGGCGGCGGTGGCGGATTCGGCGGCACGGCCGCCGCTTCTGCCGGCGGTGGTGGTGGCGGCGCTGGCGCGTACGCAGCGGGCGGCAACGGCACGGCAGCAGCCGGCGCGGGCGGCGCACCCGTCGCCGCGGTACCCGTCGGCGGCAGCGGCGTCGCGGGCAGCATCACTGCGACGTCGCCAGCCATGACCGAGCACGGCGGCGGCGGCGGCGGCGGGCACACGAACGTCCCCGCAAACAGCGCGGGCGGCGGAAGCCTATTCGGCGGCGGCGGCGGCGGATGCGGCGCGGGCGCAACGGTGGCGCCTGCCCTTATCGCGGCGCGTGAAGGCGGCGCGGCGGCGACGGGCGGCGGTGGCGGCGGCACGGCTGGCGTGTCTGGCGTGGCCCCGACGCCTGGTGGCGCAGGCACGGCCGGCGGCGCTTACCGCGGTGGCTACGGTGGCGGCGGTGGCGGCGGAACGATCACCGCTAACACCGCAGGCGCGGCCGGCGGCGCAGGTGGTGCATGCGGCGGCGGTGGCGGCGGTGGCGGCGTCGGCAGCAACACCGGCATCGGCGGCGCCGGTGGCGTCGGCGGCGTGGGTGCGGTGTTCGTCTTTTCGTGGTAGCACCGGGTTATGCCCACGATCCTGATTTACCCCGGCCAGTTAGGCGAGCCGGCGCCCCTCCAATCCATCTTGCGCGAGGCGCACGACGCCGCGCGCGCCAGCCGGCAGGTTGAGATCGATGCGCGCACGAAAGCGCGCATCCCGCTCGACGACAACACGCGCTGGCCTGACGTCGAGGAAGCCATATCCGCCACGTCGCTCGCGCATGGCGCGCGCGATTCGGTCAAGGTGGCCGAGCACGCACGGCGCGTCGTCGCCCTGGCCGAAGGCAACGCGCTTGAGCCGCTGCCGCCCTACGAGCCATCGCCCGACGTTGAGGGCATCATCGTAACGATGCGCATCGTCGACGACGCGACGCGACGGCTCTGGACCGCGCAGACGCAGGCGGCATGGCTCGCCATCCGCGACGCCGCGAAGACCGATGACATCATGGCGCGCCGCGACGCGTACGATCGGCTTGAGCGCGCCTACGAGGCCACCGTGATCGGCGTCGTGGCGAGGCTGGATGGCCTGCAAGGCATGCGTGACAGCATCGCCGAGTCGATGCCCGCGCTGCGTCTCGCTGGGCTTCTGGTTCCGATCTACACGGCGGCACGGCACTTCATTGAGCTTCCCCCGGGAAAAGCCTTGCGCTGTGGGCAGCTAGCGCCGTCGACCTGAGTGAGTTTGACTGCGCGCGCTGCCCGGCGGCGCGGCGGTCGACCTTCGGGTGCCACGGTAACGGGCGCATCGCGTTTTTTGCCGGCACCCCGCACGAGACGCGCACCTGCCCACGGCGCCACATCCTCGACCACCCTGACGTCACCGGGCCGCTGTCCCTCTGGCGCGCCTGCGAGGGCAAGCCGGGCATTGAGGCGCTGCGTGTGCTCTCAACGCATGCCGTCGACGCTCTGGGCGTGGTAGACTCTGGCCGCGCCGCGAAGTCTGCGGACGACGCACGGCATGCGAGCGAACGAGCGAGCGCGTCAGCGCCCGCAAAGAGGTGAATCGTGACGACCGGGCAGACCATCGAGGCCAAGATCACGGTCGACGCCAAACAGGCGCAAGCCGAGGTCGTCAAATTTACCGGCAGGCTGTCGGAGGTCGAAGAAAAGGCGAAGTCATCGAACGGCGCGATGGTTCGATGGCAAGAGCGCATGAAAGACGTTCAGAGCAAAATGGGGCCGTCGGCGGCCGCCATTTCAAGCGTGGCTAGTGCCTTGGGCCAGACCGGCGGCGAGGTCGCGAAGGTGGTTAATGCCGCAGGGCAAATGGCAGCCGCTTTCGGTGCTGGTGGACCGTGGGCGGTTGCCATCGTCGGCGCGACGTTGCTCGCCGATGAATATGCGAAGGCCGAGGCAGAGATAGCAGCGAACGCAAAGATTGCCGATGAAGCGTTAAAAGCATTCGGCGCGAATCTGACGCAAAACAGCGGCAAAGGCTTGGAGTTTATCAAGCAGAAAGCCGACGAAGCGGCAAGGGCTGTCAGGGATTTTGGCAAGACGTCTGAAGAGGTAACGATAGCGAATGCTCGGCTTGAAATTGCGGATACTGAGCGTCGCATCCGTGGCCTAGACGAAGCCATCCAGCGCCGAGAAAGAAACATCGGCATCGCGCGGCAGGAAATGAACGACCCGGCCATCATTAAAAGCCGGCAAGACATTATCGATCGATTGCGCACTGTGGCCGAAGAAACAACGCTTATGAAGGAAACCATTGCGCGACGCAATGAACTTACCGCTACACTTAAGAATCAACAGGACGAAACGCGTCGGCTTATCACTGCGCAGCGCACGCTTCGCGAACTTGAGGACTTGCCAGAGGGAAGCGCCGACCTAATGGCCGCCGCCGGCGGCGGAATTCGGACCACCGGCTCAAGCATTGCCGCAGGCATGAGGCAAGCCGAGATCGATCGATGGAACGAGCGCGTCAAGCGCGATAAGGCCGAGCGACAGGCGCAGCTCGCCAAGATCAAAGAGGACCGCGATCTAGCCGCCATGCGCGCCGATGCAATCTTTAAGGCCGAGGAAGATCGGGCCAAGGAATCAGCGCGGCGACTGAAAGAGATTGCCGATCAGCGTCGACGCGAAGAAGAAGAAGCGCGCCGCGCAGAAGAAGCCGCGCGCCAAGCCGAGCTGCGCGATCAGGAGCAGAAATTCACCGCGCTTGCGACCGGCATGGCGACCGCCGTGGGGCGGTTCGCGACCGAGGCGGCGATGGGGCAGGAGGAGGCGCTTGCAAACCTGCTGTCCGCGGCGGCGGCGCAAGCCGGCGGCATGATCACGCTTGAGGGAGGCAAGATCCTTGCGGCCGGCATCGCTGGCGCGCTCGTCGGCAACCCTGCGGCGCCTGGGCAGATTGTCGGCGGCGCGGCGCTCGTCGCCGCAGGGACCGCCGTGCAGACCGGCGGGCCGGCGGCGGTGCAGTCGCTGCTCGGCATGGCCGGCATGGGCGCAGGCAAGGCGAGCGGCGGCGACAGCGGCGCCGCGCGCGACCGAGGGGCTGCACCCCGCTCGCCACGCGGCGGCGGCGACGGTGGGCCGCTTGTCATCAATGTTTCCTACGGGGTCGGCGGGCCATTGCCCGAAGACACCGCGCGCGAGATCGCAAAGGTCATGAAGACGGGCAACCGTCGACGAGGTGCCGCTTGAGTTACCCTGTCATGCTTGGCGCCATCGTCATTCAGACGAACATCAACAACCGGCTGCGCTTTCGTGAGGGCGCAGGCGCAATCGGCAACGTCGACCTCGCCGCCGGCACGTATTACCTGCGCGGCGATGGCGCGACGGGCGACCTACTTCTTGAGATCAAGAACAAGCTCGACGCGTTTGGCGCGCTGGGGAATGCGTATACGGTCACGGTCGCGCGCAGCATCGACCCGGCGGCAGCGCACACCGCGATTACGATCACGCGGTCGGCGGGCACCGATACCTTCCAACTTGTGATCGATGGCTCGCAGACCTTCGACATGGCCCTTATCGGGTTCACCGCGTCGACAGCCAATGACGCCAATGCGAAGACCTCGACGCAGGCATGCGCGGCGGCATGGGTTGGCAACGACGTTGCGCGCGAGATCGAGCCCTACAGCGAGCGCACCGTGGCCGTGCCGCGCGCGGTATCGGGTCGCGTGCAGGGCGTGACGCGCTCGGCGCGTATGCAATCCTGGCGGCTCGGGCTGGCCTTTATCGACGAGCGCCGCACCTATATTGAGAACGCCCTTGCCGGCGCGCAGGACACGCTTGAGGGCTTCATCGAGCGTTTCGGCGCGGGCGCATCGCTTGAGCTCCACGAGCAGGCCAGCGTGACGGGCGTAGCGCTTGGCGCGCTGTCGTCATCGACGCTGGTAGACGTGTGCCATTTCTCCGAGGACACGCTTTCGCGGTTTGAGCCTACGCGCTTGGGGCCGGGCGTGCCGCTCTACTCAATCGATCTGCGCCTGCATGCGAGGGTGTGACCCATGGGATTTTTCGACGACTTTGCCGGGGCAGACTCGCATGCGGACCTCGTGCTTGCGGTACGCATCGAGGGTATCCCGGTGGCGTTCGTCGAACGCGCCATCCCAGCCGCGGTGGCGACGGGGCTGACGGGCTACACGCAATTTGCCGGCCTGACGCGCATCGACGAAGGCGAGGCGACCCTAGACGTCGACGAGCGGCGCGAAATGGCCGCGACGATGCAGATCGAATTGTTGGACGATGACGCTAAGACGCTGGCGAGCCTGTTCGCGCTCAACCGTCGCTCGTCGACGTTCTTGACGGCGAACGCCACCGCGGCGGCGACGGCGCTGACGGTCGATGCAACCGCGGGGCTCGCAAACGGACAGACCGTCTACACCGACGGCGAGACGATTACGATCGGCACCGTCGCATCGTCGACGAGCCTGACCGGCTGCACCCGCGGTGCGTTTGGCTCGACCGCGGCGGCCCTGTTTGGGACGCCTGCGGGCTTCGAGGCGCCTATCTACACCGCGCCGCCGTCGTGGCGCAGTCGCCGGGCGTTTCTGTATGGCTACTCCCTCGACGCGCGCGGCAGCGGGTCAGAGGCGCTGCTCGGTGTGTGGATCGTCGACTCGTCGCCGCAGCATAGGGGCGATCTGTCGTGGTCCATGTCGTTCGCCAGCGTTGCGCAGGAATACTACGACCGATCGATCGGTATCGGGCTGTCGACGGCGACGGTGCTTGAGCGGCCGACGTTCGCGCTCGTAAGCGGTCGACAGACGTACGAGTATGTTGTCGACAATCCGGGCGCCTTCCGGCTCGGCAACACACATCCCACGTACGCGCTTCTTCGTTGGCAGAGCATCGGCTGCATTTGCGAGGTCTATCAGGTCAACGTCAATTCGATAGTCGTCTACGGCGAAGCGCTTTTCGGCACGCTGCAAACGATTTCGATCTTTGAGGGCACGGAAACCCTACAGCCGATTCAGATCGTAGCGTCGAGCAGCATCACGTCGATCCTTATGGTGCTCTTGTCGCGCGAAGGGCAAAACGCGACGGTCTACGATCAGCTCCCTGGTCGGCTGCAAACGGCCACCGATCCGGGCTGGCGCTATGGCGCGGGCTTCACGGCCAACGAGATCGACACGGCGTCATGGACGTCGTGGGATTCGTCGCGCGTATCGAGCGTGATCATCGATCAGGAGCAGCGCCTAAGCGACGTGCTGCGCGAGTGGTGCCTGCTAAACGGCGCCGCGACGCGCGTGACGAATGACGGCAAGCTTGCGGTCTTTTCGCTCGCGACGCCGCGCGTGACGTCGACGACGACGCTGGGGGCCGACAGCGTCATCCCTGATTCGCGCGTCGAGGTGGTGGCCGACGAAGCCGCGATCTACCCGTTGGCGCACGTCAAGGCCGACTATTCGCCTTTCGAGGCTGATTTTCGCAAAGAGGGCGACCTCGTCGACACCGTCGCAGCCAAGCGGCACCCGCGCAGTCAGGAGCGGCGCGAGATTGAGTTTCGCTCGATCGGCGTGACGAACATCCCGCTGTACGACGTGTCGATCGTGCCGTTCACGCCACCGGCGAGGATGACGATCGGCGAACTGCAACAGGTCGCGGCTGATATCCAGCGCGGCGAAGGTGGATTCGCCCGGCGCTTCTTGTCGCTGTCGCTGACGCTGGCGCACCTCGGTCTGCGGATCGGCGACGTCGTCACGCTGTCAAGCGCATTGCCCGACGGCTTCGCGCAACTCCCCGACTTGCGCGGCGGCACGCTGGGCGGCGTGCAAGCGCGCGTCGTCTCTCGTCGTCCACGGTACGACGACGGCAGGGTCGACGTGCGGTTGCAGGTCCTTGACCCGCTGCTGCTCGTTGCACCCGCGGCGGCTATCTCGTCGCTGGTCGGCTCGACGCTGACGCTGTCGACGACGGGGCCGGAAGTATCGGGCGCGTCGCCGGCAAACGACTTCTTCGCTAACGCCGCTGTGCGCGTCTACGACGTCAGCGCTGGCGTCGTGCACAACACTACCGTTTCGTCGATCACGTCAGGCACGCAGCTAGTCGTGGCGGCTGCACCGGCGTTCGCCGGCGGCATCGAAGCCGGGGTCGACTACATCGTGGGCAGCGTGTCGGCGACGACGGTGTCAGGCACATCGGTCAGCGGCTACACGGTCGCTGAGTGGGGCGCGTTGACGAATGCCGCTGGGCGCGTGACGACCACGGTGGGGAACACTGAACCGCGGTGGAGGTAACGTGGCGCGCCGGAAAAACTCGTCATTCGTCGGTGCATCCGTGCGTGACGTCGCGCGCGACGCATCGATTTACTCGCGCGTCGTCGACAACGCGGCCGGCGACCTGCAACTGCTCTACGACCGCCTGACCGGCGAGAACGGGCACACGGCCGCCGAATTGCTCGACCATTCCGGCGGCGGAAACGGCGCGGCAATCAGCATCCCGCTCGGCGCGCAGACCATCCGACGCTCGCTGCGGCTGGCCGGCGCAGGCGCCAATGGGACGCCCTACTACATCATCGTCATCCCGGTCTTCGTGCCAGACAACGGCGAAGGCTTGTTTCGGTTTGACGTCGACGTCGACACATTCGACGACGAGCCGCTTGATTGCGAAGTCAGGACAACGACGTGGACGCTGGACGCCACCGCGCCGGGATCGATTGAGGAACGCGTAGGGCCAACGGCCACGATCCGCTTCACGCTCGATCTTGCGCCCGGATGGAAGTATCTGGCCGTGCGTCGTCGGCTGTGGGTTGACGAAGAGGACACCCGCGCATTCCTGCTCGGGTGGCGCCTCTATCCGTTCTATTTTACGTCGCAGCTATCCAACGGCCTTGCGATCCCCGGATCGACCACGTCGGGCAATCCGTTTCCGTCCCTGGGTACGCTCACGCCCACGGTGGCGGGCGACAACGTGATCGACGACGCGATGACCGCGCCGAATTCACCGCTCGATCCGTGGGTACTGACGCGCCTTAACCGCATGATCGGCGCGTTGTGGGAATACGTAACCGGCGCACCGGTGCCGGGCAACAACGTCACGTCGCTGGGCACCACACGCAATCATAATCGCGCCAACTTCACCGCTGAGCCACGGATCGAATTGCCGATCGCGTCGGTCGCGCTGTCGGCGCTCGCCGTCGAAGCGGTTACGATGAAAAGCAACTTCATCGGCACGTTGTCGACGTCGGACCCGATTGAGGGTCCGGTGGATTTCGTGCGGTACCCGCAGACGACGACGTCAGGCGGCTCGCCTGTCGTGCACGTCGTCACCCGTAACGAAATCTGGTTGCCGCCGTTTGAGACGGGTGCTTCGTCGACGCTTGCCGCGCGCGTCCTGATCGCTGACTACAGCGCGGGCGGCGCTATCGGCGGTAACTGGCAGGCGCGCTTTTCTTTCGGCGCGGCGACGTCGTCATGGGTAACGTTTACGCAGATCGGTTCGTTCCGCCTCTGGGCCGCGACGTTTAGCGCGCTCGACTACACCGCCGGGTCGCCGAACATCCTGCGGCTCGAGATCCAAAACACGAGCGGCAGCGCGTCGATCAGCGGGCAGGAAATCGTCGTGCTCGGCTATGCGCTCGCCTTCACGCCCTGAGAGGTGCCACCGTGCCGCGTCCCATCTCCCGCGCCATTTCGTCGACGAGCCTGACGCAAGATCAGGTGCGCAGCTACGCGCCAGCGCATGCGAGCATTGCCGAGTCTATCGCCGGGCGCGTGCGGTACCTCTACGAGCTTGCGACGGGGCGCGCAGCCATAGCCGATGACGGGGTAATGACGCCGCTCAACCCGCAGGGCTTGCCTGGTGTCGACCGCAGCGGGCCACCGTGGGGCGACGCGCTACAGCACCCGATGTGGCTCTTTGAGGGCACCTTCGCGTCGTCGACGATGTACGGCGAAAAGCCGATCATGCCTCTCGCCAGCAATGGGGCTGTCGACTCAATCCGCGCGCGGCTGCATGTGCGGCCGTTTCAGTTTGCCGCGCTGGCACCCTACGGGCTTGGCGAACTAACGATCTTCGGGCTGCGCACCGGCGGCGCTGGCACGGCGACGGCTACGATCAGCGTCTATGCCGATCGCACTAGCAGCGGGCCAGCGCGAACCACTACGCTGTCAATGTCGTCGACGACGGCGCTCGCCAACGCGCAGGTCATGGTGCCGCTCGCACCGGGCTTCTGCGAGCGGCTGATCAAAGTCGAGTCGACCGGCACACCGCCATTTGCGATTACGCACATGGCGATCAGTCAGATCAAACGTCGGTCCCATTGACGAGACGGCGCACCCGGTCAAGCGCCACCTCTGCGTCTTTGGCGCGCGTGCGCCAACATGACGCGTCGGCGCGCGCGTCGTCGAGGGCGGCGACGAGCGACGCGATGCGTTCGCGCGCGCGGCGCAGGTGGTAGCGCGCCTGAGCGGCCGTCATCTTTTCGATGACGCCATCGGCTATGTGCTCAGTCGTCGACGACATGCCCGCCCCCATGCTCGTCGTACCACCGCGCCAATCGTTCCGCTCGCCGTTTCTCGTCGCGACGGTCGAGCGCGCGCAGGTACAGCCACGACGCGCCCATGGCGCACGCGAGAAACGCTATTCCGAGCATGGCGGCCACCCCACGAGCAGCGCCATGCGCGGGCCGTTTGTCGACCGACCGAGGCGATTCAGGTCGCGCGCCGTGGCCCATCGTGCATTTCCTGCGTCGACGAAATCGGCCAGATACCTTGAGTTTGCTCGCGTTTCGACGATAAGCCCACCGTTGCATATTGCCGCCGTCCTGAGCCGCTTGAAACTGCGCGATTGATTCGACTGCGTTTGCGGTGGCCTGACTTTCTTTTCTAGCTGGATCTTCCGCGCGCAGACGTTGCACCTATCGCCCTTCGGCATCGCGTGGTTGTGGCATTGCACGCACCGACGCGCGCGCGGCACCGGTGGCAAAAGCTCGTCCTCAAGACACCGCACCGGCGCAGGCTTGTGCTGCTTTGGCCTATCGTCGTCGTCGACAACGCCCATCGAAAAGAGATCCATGATCAATCCTCCCATGCTGGCGGTTCTGCGCCCGCCTGATCAAAAACATCACGTACCGCCTGCGCGCGCCATCGGGGGATCGCCAGCCGCTCTGTCTCCCATAGCGAGATCGTCGACTTGCTTGCACCGATCGCCGCCGCAAGGTCTTTGCCCGACCATCGCGCGCGCATGCGGGCGATAGCGAGCGCCTGACCGCTGCCCTCGGGCAACACCGGCAGGCGCTTGGGGTCGGCGCGCATGGCTTGGAGCTGCGCCAGCGCGTTGTGCAGGCTGGCGATCCCTGCCTCGCATGCGCGCAGGCGGTCGTCGACCGAAAGCGCCACCACTGGCGTCGTCGTCTTTGGTTTCGCTGGCATGGGCCTACTCCGCGAACATCGTGGGCGTGTACCCACGGGCAAGGCGCTTGCGCGCGATCTCAAAATGCTCGGGCTTCTCTTCGGCGCCGACGGCGCGGCGCCCCTCCATGACCGCCGCAAGTAGCGTCGTGCCGCTGCCCACGAACGGGTCGCAGACGAGGTCGCCGGGGCGGCTGTAGTCGCGCACGATGGCGCGCATCAGCCCAAGCGGCTTGGCCCCAAGGATGCCGCTGTCGTTCGCTCTCGCTGGATCCTTGCGGCTGTCGTTCGTGTATCCGCCTGGCAGCGTGCCCCACCGCATAAACTCGATTGTGCGCGGGCGCGCGACGACGATCCAACAGGTCCACGACGACGGCCCATCGCCCGACAAGCGAATCGGCCCACCTTCGTTGAACCACGGCAGCGGCGCAAAAACGTAACGTCCTGCCGCTTCAAGTGCAGACGTGTATGCTGAAACAAGATCGTGAGACGTGAAAGCCACAAACCAGCCACGGCAACGCGGCGACCATGAATCAACCAACGCTTTGACGTCGCTAGGCCTCATCGGTTCGTATTGAATCGGTTTTCTGTGATGCTTGGATGCAAGTTTTTCGTTGGTAGTCCGTTGCCCTTCATGCGTCCGCGCCCCGTAGGGCGGATCGCAGATCACCGCGTCGACGGCGTCAACGTGCGCCAGCGCGTCTTGCCAGCGCCCGGCGTGTAATTGTGCTCCCATCTTGTCTCCCTGTCGGCGGCTTAGGTGCCGCCCATTTCGCGATAAATCTTCTGCACCAAGCCCCAATCGCGATCGGTGAACGCGCTTTCGGGCTTGCCCTTACTCTCTGAAACGGCTTTCTTGGCGCGCTTCCATTTCGCTTCGTCGCGTCCCTGTCCTGGCATGGCTACCTCGTCTCTCGCTCGACGTGGGCACGCAGGCGGCGCACAATTGCATCGCGTTGGTACCAATCGAAAAGCGCGCGTGATTCTATCGCGGCGATAGTCACTCGGACAGACTCACGCAGCGCATCAAGCTCGTCGGCGCGCTGGTCGCCCCTGACGGCGTCGTAGTCGCGCACCGCATTGCGGACGATCGCTATCGTCGCGTCAGCGCGCGCCATGCGTTCGCGCAGCGCCGCAAGCTGCCAACCCATCTGGTCGACCAGATCGGGCGCCTCGGTGTCATGGGGCATCGTCGGCGTCCTTCCCGTCGTCCAAGCGGGCGCCGTTGCGCGTTTGGTAGATCGTCAACGCGCAGTCAAAGACGCGCCAGCCGGCGTCGAGCTTGTGCGACGGGATGACGTGCTCGACGACCTCGTCACCGTCGACAGGGACGTGGAACACGAGCCCACCTTCGACGACGACGTTGGCGCACGACAGCAGAAACCGATACGCGGCAAGCTGGGGCACGACCTCGTCGTGCACGCCCTTGCCCGTCTTAAGGTCTGCGATCAACAGCTTCCCGTCGCGTTCGACGACGAGGTCGAGCGTTCCGCCGAAACCCATCGGCGACGTGTAGGCCGTCTCCGACAGCACGACACGATCGCACGTGCGCTCGATGTGCTCGATGGCCCGCCGCGCGCAGACGAATGCTTTTGCATTGTCATCGTCACTAATGTCGATGCCAAGTATGTCTTCGCCCGCAAAGTGCGCCTCAACGAGCGCGTGCGCGCGCGTGCCAAGATCAGCGGCTTTGTCGCGGCGCGCGAACACCGCCTTGCGCCCAACCTCCTTCGCAGCATCCGGCGGCACCCCGTTCGCGCACGCCTCGACCGCGGCATCGGCAGCGGTGCGTGCGGCCCACCCGACCAGCGCAGGCTTATCGAGCACACCGAGCACGGTGGTAACGCCTGGCACCCGCTTGCCGTCGACGCGGTATTGCCGCCGCGCGGGCTTGTCCTGCTTTGTCGTCGTCGTCATTTTGCTTCCTCTCGCAACAGCTTTCGCATTTCGACAATCAGGTGGTTGCTGCACCGCACGCGAATCATGATCGCCTCGGTCGTGCAACCTTGCCTAAGTAATCGCAAAATGTGTTCGCGCTTGACGGTGTCTTTCTTGCGGCCGGTCATGGTGTTTCTCCCTTCGCCTTGGCGATGGCGGCGCGCACTTGCTCGCCGGTCACTCGGTTCGTCTGCTCCATGACGCGAAGCGCGAGCGTGCAGGCTTCGCGCAGGCGCTCGTTCTCTGCGAGCAAGCGACGCAGGACTTCGGTGCCATCGACGGTGTACCCGCCGCGCCAATGACCGTGCGGTTCCGACGTCACGGCGCACGCCGTCGAGCCGTCGCACCAGCGGGAGACGTGGATCGTGCCGAGGGTTTGGTCGCCGCGCTTCAAGGCCGCGATGACGTCGGCGTACTGCTCGTCGGTGATGGTCATGGCTTTTCCTTCGGCAGCTTGCAGGCGCATCGCAGCTTGTCGCAGAGATCACACGTCGGAGGCACGTCCTCTGACTGCGCGGCACGAAGGCGTGCGTTCTCCGCTCGCAGCAGGTCGATGACGTCTTGAATGAACGTCGGCGGATCGACGCCGTCGTGCGGGGCGTCGTCGGGATCGAAGCCCGCGCTCCGCGCCACCGCCTTGAGTCCGTCGACCCACCCCGGCTTGTAGTGCTCCGTGATCGTGCGGACCTTCGCCCGCAGGCGCTCGACCTCCTGCACCAGCCAAACCACGTCGTCCTTGCCCCACGGCACGGCCATCGGCAGCGTGACGGGAATGTTCCACTTGGTCTTGATCTCGTCGAGGCGTTCGTCGGTCATGGTTTCTCTCCCCTCAGTCTGGCGAGCGCGTCGCGCTTCAGTTTCAGCCAACGGCGTTCGCTTTCAGCAAGGTCGACACGAGCGTCCGCAAGCTCGCTCTTCACTTCTTCGTCGGTCATGTCGAGAAGGTCGTCGTCGAGAGACGACAGCGCCAGCTTCAAGACAGCGGTCGGGTCAGGTTTTTCAGGTTTTTCCATGTCCACTCCTGCCACTCGAGTTCGACCGCGACCCACCACGGGACGTACTGCGGCCAACCTTGCTCGACGACGCGCTGACCGTTGACGCGGTGCCATGCGCTGAACGGCGCTGCGCTGGTGCAAGGGGTCACGGCCACCTCCGCTGCTCGGCCACGCCGAAGACGCGCACGCTGTCGTTCGTGGCGCTCGTCGTGGTCGTCGACTGGCGCGAGAGCCGCGCCATCAGGCGGTCGGCACAGCCGTGCGAGTGCCCGCAGACCTCGTAGCGCCAGCCGTCGAAGTCGATCACCAGCGTCCGCAGGACGTAGCCGAGGTCGCGGCTGCATCCGGCGCAGGGGAGCGTGGTCGGGGAGTTGGTGTTCATGGCTCTTTCTTCGTCGCCTTTGCGATAGCGGCGCGCACCTGCTCGCCGATGATCGTCGCCGTGTTCCTGCTCCATGTCGTCGCGGCCACCGCCTCGCACGCTGCCAGCAGGTCAGGCGCAGCGGCGATCAGTCGGGCGTCGGTATCGGCCTGTTCTTCACCAGCTGCGGGAGAGGAGTAGACGTCGCAGAGCGTCTCGCCTGTCTCGCAGATGATAACCTCACCTACGCCCTTCACAGCCCAGGGCCCTGGTGTGTGCTTCGTCATGTCAGAACCTCCCCGTCGTGACCCACTGGACCGCCGACGCGTAGTCGTACACGACTGTGTCGCCAGTCAGCTCCTCATAGTCCCAGTCCGACAGCGGTCGCTTCTGCGCCTTAGCTGACTTGTGGCGCAGAAACCAACCACCGTCGCTATCCGACAACGCACAGCGCTGCTTGGACTCGATCACATCCTGCGGGTCGCCACCGAGTCGGTAGAACACCAGGCCCGGCTTTTCGTTTGACGGCGCAGGTGGTTCAGCCGGAACGTCGGGCTCCGCCTTCACCAACACGAACCCGTGCTCACGCGCGAGGTTCTCGAGCTGTCGGCGCTCCTCATCCACCCTGCGCGCCTTGCCCTCATCCGCCACCCAGCCGAAGAATGCCGTCCGCTCCCACTCGTTGATCATGTCGTGGTAGACCAGCGCGTTAACGGCGTCCCATGCCGCGATGTTGTATCCCCCCGGCAGCACACCAGAGATGCTGGTCACAGGGTTGCCGTGCTTAAGCAGCATGATCTTTTTGCCCTGGCGCACGGACACGTAGTCCCAGTTGGGGTGAACAGCGACCGACACACCGCTCCGGGTTTTTCCGGCCCTCAAGATGTCGGAGTCATACGCATCGTCGAGCAACCGCATGACCTTCATCACCGCTTTTTCTTCTTTGATCTTCATGACGACAGTTCCCTCTTCTGGATTTGCAGGTAGGTGACCCCGTGCGACCACGTGTCGTCGTCTTTCACCTTCTTGAACAACAGATCCGTCGGTCTGATCTTCCGGTAGTACCCCTCGGAAGCCTTCTCCAGCCGTTCGACGTCCTTCTTGTTTTCGGTCAGGATAACCTCGACAGCTGCGTGCATTTCCGGCGTCCACGCGGCATATGCCACCGCACTGAAACTGCGAGCCAGAACCTCCAATGCCGCCAGCAGGTCAGGCGCGGCGGCGATGAGGTGTGCGTTTGCTTCAATGACATCTCTTCCGATTGGCTGCCCAGAAAGACCAAGACAAGGCGCGACCGTCGCCGTCGCGTCTGG